AAAATATCTTCGCCAATTTGCTCATCAGCGCCAGTTGTTTTATTAATTCTAAAAATTCTAACTCTATAAATATTATTTGGTGGAACTAAATCTAAAACTCTATAATGATTTTCTACGTCAAAAGTCCACTCATCAATACCAGGAACAGTAACTTGTTCTTGCAATACTAACTTACCAAGAACTGTATTATTATTAATATTTATAAAATTCCAATTAAAAATATTTTCAGCAGTATAACATTTCATTACTGGTCGCAAACCAGATTGTTGAGCAGCAGCAACAGTTAAAGGTTTACCGACTGTATCTGGAATTGGCGGAAAATCAACTAAAACACCAACGCGACCAACTGTCAAAACTTCTTGAACAATTTCACTTGAAAAACTATCAAATGAAACTCCATCCATAGTAACATTTTTAAGTAATTCAGTAATGTTATCTGGAACAACAATATTTGAAGGTTTACGAAACATCATACCAAGCATCGCTTCAACTGTGCGACCGCTTGCATTAAAAAAATTAGCCCGCATCAAATAAGCTAAGTAATCAGGATTTGATTGATCGTTTAATTTTGGAAGATAAGTTTGCTTTTGAGCTTTTACAGCATCTGCACCAGCAACAGCATCCCTGCATCGTTGCCATTTTTCAGTTGCTGATTTATATGCAGAATGTAAAGTTCTAACACCTTTCTGGTAATTATTGTTAGTTGCCATTTTAATTAATTACCAGCAATTCTAATGTGAGACGCATTGCGGCGAACAACAGGAAACCTATAAGCTATGAAATAACCGGCTGCGTCAAGGCAATGGTCAAGCCCGCTAGTCTTATCAGGCTCGCCGTTTTTGTCATATGCCTGTTGTTCAAGCGCCGTAACAAAAGACGGGCATTTGTCAGCATTAACTTTTAGTTGCCGTCTTCCTTCAACATTAATCATTCTGTTCATAGACAAAACTCTATCTTTAACTAACGGATTTGCTGGATTGTTTAATACAACAAAATTAGCTTGTTGAAATAAACTAATATCAGATACACTTGCATTGTTAGTCTTTCTTGCACCACCGCTTGCATCTGGATAAATAAAAATTTGATGGCCTGGATAACGCGATTTAATTAAACTAATTACTGTTGGTGTATCAAACACATTTGTTAATTCGTCAACTGCATGAGGCTCGCCATTACGTTGAACAAACACAACAGACGCCATTTTAGTTACGTTAAAATCTTGTCCAATATGAAGCGGTTCTTTTTCTTTTTCGTTTGAAACAATTACCGAATTACAACCGTTTAACACTCTATTAAATTGTGGATATACTGATCCTGAAGTTAAGTTTACAAATTCACCTTCAATATATGCTTCAATTAAATTTTCTGGATACAGATCGCGCAAATCTTGAATATAGTTTTCAGGCAAATTACGTTCATTTGAATAAGTAGAAGCTTTAATTATTTCATACTGATTATTAGGTGGTTTATTTTTCCAATTTTCATAAACAAATCTAAATCCTTCAGGTGTAGTGCCAACAGCAATAGTATTTGGCTTGCCATTTGGTTTTTTCTGACGATTACGAGCAACTATTTTTTGCCAAACTAATTTAGCATCGTCAGTTTTTAAAGTATCTAATTCATCAACTAAACTATCCCCAACTTCAAAACCCACAATTCGAGCGGGATTATCCATCGTTCGAAATAAAATTGATCCGGCATTTTCAAGCATTATGCGAGGCTTAACGCCTGTTCTAGATTTGTATTCAATTCCTAATTCTTCAAACTTTTCTTCAAATCTTGGAAATCCAATAGTTGCAACTAGATCATATGTGGGCAAGTAATAAGCAATATCGTTACTTGGATTTTCAAATTTTAAAGTTAAAGCACGAGTAATTAAAGCTTCAGTTTTGCCACTACCAAAACCACCAACGAAAGCAGGAAAGCGTTTTTCAGATACAACTAAGTCGTATTGTGGATCAGATAGTTTTATATTAATCATCGTAACGCATTATAGTAAATTGAGGCAAAGCAACATTATCTCTAATAGTAACTTTTTTATCAACAGCTTTAATAACTTCACCTTCTAATTCAGCAGCAACACGAATGGCAGCAATGCGTTCTTTTACAGGTGTATTTGGATCATCGTATATTGATTTTAAAACACGCAAGCGTTGAGATTTATCATCAAGATCGCTAGTCTTATTGCGACCCATAATAATATCATCAATAGCTTCTTTTACTTCAAGATCATTAGACCAAACTTGTGCAGCTTGTTGTGATCTTAATTCAGGATCGCGACAATCACGAAATACGTATTTCGCAACTTCATAAGGACTGAATTTGTTTTGATGCTTAGCCATTAAACGAATGTATTCAAGCCGCAATTCGGCTTCGTCGTCGTCTTCAAAAAAGACTATGTGCGGCGCTGAAGCGGTCATGACGCCGCACGCTAACTCAACAGATCAATCAAGTAAAGTTAGCGATGGTTGCTCGCGATAAATTGGAAGTTTTGGCATACAATCTGCATAGCCAAAAAATACGTAAGATCTTTTATTAAAATTAATTACATAAATTTTATCGTCGTTTAATTCTAATTTTCTAACAAAAGCGCCAATATCACTTTGTAATTCAACTATTTTAGATTGGGACATAATAGCCTCAATTCATTATTATTTGGAATTACTTGATTAATTGTATCTAAAGTATCAAATCGACTTAACTTAACAATTTTAAATTCAAAACATTCTGGCTTTATACTAATCTCGGAAATTGGGATCGCTACCGGGTTTAATGTTTGACAACTGTTCAGCAGTAATAGGAACGTAGCTATCCCGCAATGTTTGAGCTTGTGTGATTTGAGCATTGACTTGAACCTGATCGGCTAATTGTTGTTTCTCAACACCACTATTAACAACGTCTTGCTCAGCGAACCAAGCTTTCGCTAGGCCGCTGAGCAAAGTTGTAAGAAAAGATAGTGCAATTGAAAGCATTACTTAAACGGTTCAAAAATTACGCTAATATTAATGTTATTAACAGAACCGCTATCAGTATTTAAATTTCCACCGCTCATGATAGTAATAACACCATCACCATCAGCAAAATCAGGCAACAAATCAACTAAACCTGAAATTTGAGTAGCAAGCGGAAAATTAGTATTGGACGTTGCTAAATCAGTCAAAGCAGACTTAGCACTAGCTTTGTTTTTAGCTTTAAAGCTAATATGCCAATTTGACATTTACTTAGCCGCAGCCGCAGTAACACCATTACGAATAAAAGCAGCAAGCAAAGAAGTAATACCAAGTTGCACAGCTTGAGCTAAACTGTCTTGACCGTTTGCGTAAAGAGCAACGGCTGACAAAATACCAACAGCAGCAGTAATGTAAGTCTTGTAACCAGAAAGAGCGTTCATTTTAAGTTTCCTTATCTGAATTTCTATGACCTAAAAGAACGTAAGAATTTCTATAAACAAAAGGTCTATGATGACCTTTAACCCATAGATAATCCTTACGCCTTTTCATTAGTATTAAGAAGCAACCGGCGGAGTAACAACCGGAGTAGCAGCAACAACAGCAGCAGTTGCATCAGCATCAGCACTAGCTTCAGCAGCAGCAACAGCAGCAACAATAGCAGCGGTTTGTTGTTGTTGATAAGCATTTTGAAGATTTTGCAATGCAGTAGTAAAAGCTTCGGAAACGGGCATTTGATTAACCTTTTGTTTGTGTTGCTCTAAATTGTATATGATTAGCGCGACAAGCAACGTTAACGCGCAACCGAGGATCATACCCACAAGTATATAAATGACAATGGGGTTTAATCCAAACGTGTGACCTGCTCCGTAAGCTGTTGCGCCACCAGCGATTAAAGTAACGCCGGTTGTGCCTAAATTAGCTTTGATCTTTTCTTTTGGATCAGGTGCAGGTTCAATATTTAAATGTGCAATATCTTGCATTAGATTTTACTCCAAAGAGCAACTTCTGCTTTGCGTCTATTGTATAGACCGGTAATTTGCACAAGTTTACCATTAACGCGAGCATGATCAAATCGCATCAATTCTTGTGGGATTAGATTAAATTTAAGCTGATTTAAATACTGCCAAATACGCCAATTACCGGCACCGGCGTTGAAAACAAAGCAAATCAAAGCAGCATTTTGATTATCGTTTAACTTGTAAGTTACAATTTCATATAATTTATGAAGTAAACAAACTTCAGCATTATGTAAATTTTCAGCTAGTTGATAATCAGCTTGCTGTTGTGTAATTTCCCCATGGGGTTCGACATCTTTAGTATTGCCGTATCCATCAGTCCAAATACCAGCAACATCAAGATAAGTTTTTAAACTGCAACCTTCATGCAATTTAATAAATTGTTCTGCAATATCCAAAGCTTTTTGAGTAATCATTTAACTACCATTGAATTGATTGCTTCTAACCATTGAATAAAAAATGGCCAAGACAAATTGATTAATTTCCATCCTAAAAACAACGCACTAAGACCACCACCAAATTTAGTAAAAGCTTCAATTGGTGTCATTAGTGCAAGAGTTTTGCCGTGTGGTTTTGGTTGATCTTTATCAGTATCAACTAACTTAAAAGCTGCAAGCAAAGTTGTTTGATTGTTCTTTAAATCTTTAACATCAATATCTTTTAACTTTGATATTTCTTCTTTTAACTCAAGATTTAATTTCGCGCTAGTTTCGCGATGTTCTTCTAAACACGCATGAAGTTGTTGAATACCGTTAGCAAGATCAGTATTAGTCGGTTTATCTGGCAAAGGTTGCATAACAGCCATTTTATTTTTATCTCTAGTCATAAAGAATTACTATAAGAAAAAACCGCTAACATTGCACTAAACTCCATTTGAAGTAAAAGCAACATTAGCGGTTAAGTATGACGAACACGGAGAAAGCGGTTAAAGGGGCCAAAACCGCAAGCGCGAGGCTACGGATCAACGCCTTGACTGTCAATAGGTTGATCTCGCGTTATTTCAATCCCGTGATTGTTAAACATTGCCCAAATAATGGTTTTGTGCAACCAATCGCAATGGTCTTTATTATTGTAATTAATAACTCTTGAATTTGTTGTTTCATCATTGTCTAAATTAAAAACTTCTACTCTCGCACGCAAGACATTAGGCATATAACTTTCCTTACTTTAAACTTATTGTATAAATAATAAACACCAAGCATATTGCAAACATCAGCAACAGCATTAACTGCGTTACGATTATATCTTAAAAATGGACCATGATAGCGTTCGATTTCTATCAACCAAGCTTCTATCAATTTTCTATTTAGTTTATCAACTGCAACAGTTTTCATTTTTCACCTAACGGAATTGGTTTAACTAAAGCTTTCATTTGTTGTTTAGTAATAATTGGATGTTGTAAACTCCAATTGCGTCTAGACAATACATAATAGTTGCGTTTTAAACTATCTTCCGAGATAATTAAGTAATTGATCTCGCGCATTTTGCCAACCATAACAAAACGCAACTTTATAACCTTGAGCTTCGACTTTAATTGCAAAATCAGATTGTGCATCGCTAATTTTTCCAACTTTTGGTTTTTTAAGTTCAATAAATAAACCTGCAAAAAGTAAAGTATTGTGACTACCGCCAAATACTGTAACAGGCAACATAATATCACTAACGCCAGTTTTTACACCTTCGGCTTTAGCATTGGCGCCGCGTATTGTGTCACCATAACCTTGATTGTGAATTGCAAACAATAGTTTTAGTTCAGGAATAGTATCATTGTAATAATGCAAACATTTTTCAGCCAAACCTTTAACAGTATAACATTTACAATCATTAGCAGCAAACAAACCATATCGAGCCGCCATATTAGCCCAAGCAAATAATGCTACTTGATGCGCATGTTCGCTACCGCTTTTAGCTAATTGTTCAGGTGTCATTAGATTTTCCTTTTAGCTTTGTTACATTGTAATAATAGTCGCGCATTTGTTGCTTTTTAAATTCGCGATAATTTTCATTTTAAATTCCCACATTATTAGATTGCGGCTCGGCCTGCATCCACACTTTGCAGCGCGCGTGTATGGGTTGCAAGGGAAATCGAGCGTTATAGCGGTATTCAGGGCCATTAAACCGCCAAAAAGCCTTATGGCATAAGGATAATCTAATATAAGTATAATAATATAATAGTATAATAGGTAGTTTTTCTCCCTAATAATGGTAATTAATTATGGTAATGATTATGCTTATGAAACTACTCCTTAATTCGTTTACTCCATGCTACTTTTAGTATTTACAGCAAATATATTACTTTCGTTTGTAAGTTAAACAAGAAGCATATTTTAAAGTATT